ATCGCCACTGAGATAGCAATACTGATTTTTCTGTCCCGCGAACTTCTTCAGGTTGGCGTCGGCCTTATCCTTGTACTCCAGTTCGGCGGCCTTCTTGATCGCGGCGTTGACCGCTTTGTCGGATGCGCTGCCTGGTACGACCAGGATGGTGGCGTTCCAGCGCGGACGACCATCGCCGGGCTTGAACTCCACAGGGTCCCACAGATCGGGGAAGGACAGGCGACCTTCGATGATGAAGTCGGTGCTTTCTGCTTGGGCCATGATGGCTCCTTTCTTTGGTTGAGAAAACAAAATTACTTTTAACGAGTGCTCAGTATAACCGATGCTAATCAATCGGTCAAGGGGGTAAAGCCGTCGAGCACGGGTTTTACCTCTATGGCCTTTCTCTTGTCCGACTCAGGCGCTACATTGAAGCCGCCGTCTTTCTGCATGATGATCTCCTGCACCCTGGGCCACTTCTTCTCGTCCTTGCCGAGCAGCTTCTCCGCAGTGGTGGGCGAGATCACGCTGAACTCGTACATCTCGTCCCGCTTCAGCTTGAGCTTCTTCAGCAACTCCTCCGCGGCTTCCTTGCTGGTCCATGAGCGATTACCCTTGCGGCCTTGCACGAGCTTGTAGCCTGGCACTGCGTTGCCCTGAAGCAGCTGACTCTCCGCTTCGGTGCGTACCGCTTTGCACCAGCCTTCGATCAGATCAACAGCCCCGAGGTGCTTGGCCAGTAGATCGTTGCCTACAGGGTCATTCACCAGGGGGAGAGCATCGAAGCCGCTCAGGTCCACCTGCAGCGCATCGGCGACGAAGGCATCGTACTTCGGGCAGCGAGCCTTCGCACGACAGAAGCGGCAGCCGTCTTCGGATACCTGGAGGTACTTGTTCATCCACTCGTTGAAGCTCACATGCTTCGTGTCGTGGAACGCGGCACTCGCTTCATCGCACAACGCCGACCCGGCGCGTACCTCATCCTCGAACTCGCGGAGTGCTTCGATGGTGCAGGACCACTCGCTCGGCAAGGTGCTGACGCGCGGCTGCGAGATTGCCATACGCACGCCTTTGACTTTCTCTACGCCGCCAACGAGGTCGTCGATCCAGCGGAGAGCACCCGAGGCGTAGATGCGCATTTGCTTGTTCTCGATGGCCGACACCTCGACGCCTCGCCCATACTTCAAGTCCACGACGATCAGTTCGATCAGTTCATCCTCCGCGAGGATCACCGTGTCGCTGGTCCCCGCGGCTTCTTCTTCGCCTGTGAGGTGGTCGATAGGTACGCTCACCTCGGTGAAGAGAACGCCGCGTGTAGACTTCACCAGATCGCGCACGTAATCGACGTAGACCTGGACGTGCCGCGCCATGTCGTCGTCAACCGTGAAGTCGTTCAGCTGCACGTCACCCGGCTCCGAGTCGCCCACGAAACACTCGTAGTGCTCCTTCGTCGCTGGGTTTTCCATGAGGGTTATCACCCTACCGATATCCCCCTCGGCGTCCACACCGTCCCGTAAGCAGGCGGCCCCCAAGAAGTGCGCCGCGGTGCCCTCGTCAGCATACTCGCTGGACTTGTCCGGCTGCTTCTCCGACAGCTTGATACTGCCGGGGCAGACGCCCATCCAGCGCTCCGCGGAGGAGGGGGACTTGATGGCGTGCTTAGCCGTAGGGGCCTCTGCTTTCGCACTGGCCATCCAGACCACGGCCCGCACGACGGGCGATCTCGCGAGCGCCTTGGTGGGGTCCGTTGGCGCCGACGCTGCTGCGGCGTGCCTTGGCGTGCTGCGCGTGGCCGAAGCCGATCTTGGCCTTCGGGTAGTGCCCGCCGCCGTGGCCGCGCGACTTGTAGACACCGAGTTCGCCGATGATCGCTTGCGCCAATGTTGGGGAAGAAATAGCCGGCATCGCTGCCAAGACCAGCTGGTTGAACATAATAGCGCGGCTGAATGGGCTGCCGTTGCCGAAGTATGCACTAGCCATTTTGAGCCTCCTTGATCCTGCTGATTAGGCCGGCGTAGGTTTCGGGCTTGCCTTCGAAGCCTTTCAGGTTGGTCACGCCGAGATCGGCGAGCAACTTCAGGGCAACGTCGCGCTTGCTGTTCAGCAATGCGAGGAACGGCTTGCGCACGTCATCGTCGTAGCTGAGCTTCGGCTCGCTCTCCGGCAACTTGGGAGGGTCTACTTGACCCTTCGAGGTTTCAGTAGGCTGCACGGGGGCGCCAGTCGCAAGGCCGAGGTTGTGCACCTTCAGCAGTTCGATCAGCGACTTCAGCGCTGCGGTATTTTCTTTGATGACTTCTTCAATCGACATGACTGCTTCTCCTTCTTCGTGGTTGGAAAATTACTGCTCTACCCGCGAGATCGCAGGGGTATCCGATAATGCTGGGATTGCAACAGGCTCCGCGTCCACTGCTCCGGCTTCTTTGGCGGCAACAGGCGCGGGCCAGGCTGCTTTTTCTTGACTCGCGGTAGAGGCTTCATTCAGTTCTTTCAGTGTGCTGATTCCGTGCCTGGTGGTTCTCCTTTTTGAACAGGTTGATAAAACGATCCCACAAATAAATTTTCTGGGAAAGCGGACGGTACGCGGGCGGCAGGTAGATGTCAAGAGCGTTTGCGGCCTTGTACACCGTGACTGGTCGGCCACCGTAAAGCAAGTGGAGCGCCTCGTGTGGCTTCAGCAACTTATGCAGAAGGTAGAAAGTGAACCGAGCCTCGGAGCCTCCGATGGGCCACGCATACTCAGCGTCCTCCGTGAATACCCGCACGGTTTTTCCTTCGAGAATGAGTGTGTACAATTTCATGGTTTAATTCCTTTCAAACTCAGCAGCGAGTCAAGTTCCTTGTATCCCGCCGTAGAGTCGGGCGGCGTCTTCGTTTGCGTCACTTGGAAGTACCCGTCGGGGGATGTCCAGACGTTGTACTTCCCGACGGTCTTCAGGAATGTCCAGTAAGTCTTCATGCCTCTACCTACCCAAAGCGGTAAGGATGGCAAGCAACGTAGGGTAGAAGGCCATCGCCTTGGCGCCATCCATGTCCGCGATCTCCTTGGGCGTCTTTGAACGCCATGCGGCGAATGTGTGGCATTGGCATCCTGCCGCGAGGGTGTTGTCGCTAACAGTGACTCCATATTGAAGACCAAGCACAACGATAGGTATTAGTGATACCTGCGCTTCGCCGTATACCTGCGCTTTGCCAAATACCTGCGCTTTGCCGCATACCTGCGCTTTGCCGAATACCCGCGCTTTGCCGCATACCTGCGCTTCGCCGTATACCCGCGCTTCGCCGCATACCCGCGCTTCGCCGTATACCCGCGCTTCGCCGCATACCCGCGCTTCGCCGTATACCTGCGCTTTGCCAAATACCTGCGCTTCGCCGTATACCCGCGCTTTGCCGAATACCCGCGCTTTGCCGTATACCCGCGCTTCGCCGTATACCCGCGCTTCGCCGCATACCTGCGCTTCGCCGTATACCCGCGCTTTGCCAAATACCCGCGCTTCGCCGTATACCCGCGCTTCGCCGTATACCCGCGCTTCGCCGCATACCCACGCTTCGTCGCTCTGGGAGAGGTTGTCTTCGGACTCAACGAAGCCACCTTCCTCTCCTTCTTGTATGCTGCCGAAGGAAACAGTGGCGCGAATGCGAAATAATTTAACGCCGCTGACGGTAATGCTTTTTTCTGCAAGTAATTCATACTTAGCCATTGCTCTCTCCTAGTTGGTTTTCCTACTTGACGCCCCGAACTATAGAGCATCTGCTAAACCCTGTCAAGCGCGATTTATCGCTTGCTATAAAAATCGACTTCTCATATAATCGCCATCAGCCCAAACACCGGAGAAAACGAAATGGCCCAGAACAAGATGCGCGTGTGGATTGAAGCAGCCACGAGAGAAGAACTGGAAAGACTCGGTTCCATATCGAAGAGAACCGTGGCGACTATCCGGCAGATCGCCGGCGGTTACCGCACCGAAGGTGCGGCCCGCACGACGCCCGAAGTGGCTCGTGACATCGAGATCGCCACGATCAAGATGCAGCGCCCAGGACTGCCTGCGGTATACCGCGAGAGTCTGTGCCCGGCCTGTGCAAAATGCGAACACCAGAGGAATGCGAAGGCGGTGCAAAATGGCAAAGGCTAACGCCCCCGCGGAGGAAATGCCGCGCGACAAGTGCGGCAGCTGCTATTTCTGCTACCAGATATCCGTTCGCCCTGGTAAGCCCTTCTGGTGCTTCGTCAAGCCACCATATCCGATGGACCCCGAGAACCCCGATGCGGGGAGCATGCGTGGCGCTATGACCGCGCAAGACTCACCTGCATGTGACTTTTTCAAACCGAGAGGAGTGCATTAACATGGCCGTTCAAAAACCTAGCAAGAAAACAGTACAGCAAATTATCGACCGTTGGGTTGCTCTCGGCGGCCCGGACAAGTGCAGCATTAAAGCCCTCTCTGCCGATGTGAACATCCCGCGGCAAACGGTGAGCGGCTGGCTCAATGATCTGGCTAAGGAGTACGGCCTGCAAGTTCCGGTAAGGGGCGAACTCGTTGTGCCTCTGGCACCTTCTACCAAGTCCTCCGCCGAGGATGAATTGCGCCACCAGGTCGCCACGTTGAAGACGCAGCTGACGGCGTACCAAAAGGACGAACTGACCGCGCGTTACATCCGCACGAAGATCATGGGCTTGGCGGAGACAACGCCCACCCCCCCGGCGTGGCTAGCAGAGAACAAAGCAACCAAGTCGTCCCCTGGTGTGCCCACTCTGTTTGCCTCTGACTGGCATTTCGGTGAAGTAATTTCTCCCGCACAGATCGGTGGCGTCAACTCGTACAACTTGGAGATCGCGCACGAACGCGCCAAGCGCATGATCCTGACGGCCATCGACCTGTTGAATAACCACATGGTCAACCCGAAGTATCCGGGCATCGTGTTCGCCCTCGGTGGCGATATGGTGTCTGGTGACATCCATGACGAGTTGAAGGAGACGAACGATCTGCCGCTGATCCCGACCGTGATCGACCTGTACGGTGTGCTAATCTGGTGCATCGAAAAGCTGGCGGATTCTTTCGGGCGCGTGTTCGTGCCTTGCGTCACTGGCAACCACGGGCGCAACACGATGAAGATTCGCGCCAAGGATCGGGCTTTCACTTCGTTCGATTGGATGCTGTACGCACTGCTCGAAAAGCATTTTGCCAACGACAAGCGCATCACCTTCCAGATTCCCGAAGGGCCTGATGCGCTGTACAGCATCTACGGTCACCGCTACCTGCTCACCCACGGGGACAAGCTCGGGAATGGTGGGGATGGAATGATCGGCGCGCTCGGCCCTGTGCTGCGTGGAGATCACAAGAAGCGTTCGCGCAATCACCAGATCGCCATGGGGTATGACACTCTCGTTATAGGGCATTGGCATCAGCTCGTGCAGACAAGCCGGGTGATTATGAACGGCAGCTTGTGTGGGATGAACGAGTACGCCTATCAGTGCAATTTCCCTTTCGAGCAGCCCAAGCAGGCTCTTTGGATCACCCACTCACAGATGGGCATTACCTTCTCCATGCCGGTGAACGTGGGTGAAGTCAACAAAGTAGCCGAATCGCCCTGGGTCGCCGTGAAATAACGATAGAGGAGAACCAAAATGCGTAAAACTTACCGCCCTGCCTCACCTGCTGAAGAATTCCTTGTGGCCAAGCACTTGGTCAAAGGCGAGACTCTGTTCGGCGTGAACGAATCCCAGAACCTGTACGCCGTGCGGCAGCCCGACGGGGCGCTGCGGTATATTGACGGCAAGACACTTAAACCTTCCCTCTTGCGGCGCTTGCTCGGGGCGTGACGTGGGCATCCCGTGCCGTTGTGGCCACACCGTCGGGGGGCGAACCTGCTTCACGCGCAAGACTCTCGCCAAGCGCCCAGGGGATTACGCGGATCGCCGGTACATGCCGCGCTGCCCTGGCTGCGGATCGCGCAAGTGGATGGTGGACAAGTGGCGCATGAGGTGTGGGGTAACGGAGAGACATGCAACTGTGGCGGGTATCACTTCATTCACCGCCTCGGGTCGAAGTATTGCTACAGTCATCCGAAGGCAGAGCAGCATCACAGCGAACGATACGCAGGGGAAGATGATGTTCTGGAATATCAAAAAGTACGCGCTGGTGTTCCTCCTGTGGCTGGCTTTCGCTGCAGGGTGCTTCGTGGCGCCTTTCATGGTGCCTGTGCTTCCACTTGTGCGCCGGCGTAGGTACAGTTTCTTCGCCTTATGCGCAGCGGATCGCCTTATGGCGGCGTTGCTGGGGTTCAGCGGTCGCGTCACCCTGTCGGCAGAGTTGTCGCACTCTGATAGATATCCATGGCTGCGCGATTCGCTGAACAGGATTCAGCCGAACCATTGTGAGGAAAGTGCGTACAGCGAAGGGGCATACTGCCGAATTTCAGATCACACCTTGGGGGACAAATGAGCAAAAACGACATCACCGGCGACGCGCTGCGCTCGCGTCCACTGTCCCCCGAGGGCAAGGCAAACTGGGATCGCATCTTCGCGCCGAAAAGTAGTACAATAACTTCCCCCAAAAAGGAGACGACTATGCCTACCGGAATCTTCTGCCCTGACTGCGGCTGCGAACTGGACGAAAAGGATGAGGTGTTCAGCGTTTGGGTGTGCCCCCCTTGCGATGCGCTTGTGCCCGGACCTATGAGCGCTGACGATCTGCCGGAGGCCCCGTGAACGAAAATCAAAAGCACTGGGCCTACTCTCTGCGCCCTGAACTCGCGGCCATCCCCGTCGTGCTACTGATTGGGCTGTTGGTTCTCATGGTGTTCACGGCATGATCGGCTATCCTCTGTTCTTCAATATCGACAACGCCCACGATAGGTGCGACTTCTGCGGCGGCGGGGGCAAACTATTGAAAGCTCTCACTACTGGCAAGTGTATATGCCCAAAGTGTATTGACCACATCGCCGAAGCGATGGAGGAGAAACCCCTCCTGTGCCTGTCGGCACCGATGCACCAGCCAATAGAATAAGGATTATCATGTCCGACAACTACGGCGCCACGCGCGCAGACTGGGATCACCTGTCCTTCATCCTCGGGCTGACTGAGGACTTGCTGCCTGTGGTGAGCAACCCGAAGGCGAAGATCAGCCCCCAGTCAAGCATGAAGGGGTTAGGCAAGACGCCCTCCCAGTACAACCGAAACGGATTAGCTGTGGGGGTAGCCGGCTGGACGGATCACAAGTCCACCAATGCCGAGATTGATACCTGGGCGGCCCAGCCCGATCTGGGTATCTGCCTACAGACTCGCACCATTCGCGCCATCGACATTGACATCGACGATCCAGAGCGCTCCTCCGAGATTGAGGATGTAGTTACCGCCGCGCTCGGCCCTCTGCCTACCCGCCGCCGTTCGAATTCCGGTAAGTGTTTGATGGTGTTCTCTTTGCCTGGGGATATGCCAAAGCGCAAGATGACCCTTGAAAGCGGCATCGTCGAATTCCTAGCCACCGGCCAACAGTTCATCGCCTGCGGGACGCACACCAGCGGTGTGAAGTACCAGTGGGACGGCGGGCTGCCTTTAGATGTGCCCGTGGTATCCCTAGCCTCTTTTGACGCTCTGTGGGTGTCCATGGCTAACATATTCGCTACCTCCGCCCACACCGACGTTCTACCAACCAAGGCAAGGGTACTGGGTGAAGCGGTAGGCAATGACGACACGGCGGTGTACCTGCGGGACAACGACTGGGTGAAGTCGATTGCCAAAGATGGGCGCATGCACATCCGTTGCCCTTTCGAGGAGGAGCACACCGGCGAGTCGGCTGAGTCGGCCACTACCTACTTCCCCGCCCACACAGGCGGGTACGCCCAGGGCCACTTTGCTTGCCTTCATGCCCATTGCAGTCACCGCGAAGACGACGAGTTCAGGGTGGCCCTAGGTATCCGGGTGGCTGACTCTTTCGAGGGATTCTTCCCCCTGCCCGACGAGTCAAACCCCGACATGCAAAAAACCATGTCGGAAGCTCCTGAAGCGGCGAAGGCACCCCGCTTCAAAGTAGTGCCCGCCCACGAGTTCGCGGATCACAAACCGCCCGGCTGGGTCGTGAAGAACGTCCTGCCCAAGGCCGGCCTTGCGGTGGTTTATGGGGAGTCCGGCTCGGGCAAGAGCTTCTGGGCTTTGGATATCTGCGCCGCCATTGCGCGCGGCGAACCATGGAGGGGCAATCGTGTTCAAAAAGGGAAAGTGGCATACGTCTGTGCTGAAGGTGCTGGTGGTATGCGCAGTCGTCTCCGGGCTTACAGTAATCATACGGGCGTACCACTTCAAGAATTGGATATTGGCGTCATACCGGACGCTCCGAACTTCATGCAAGTCCAGGATGTAAAGGACTTAATCCTTTCTATCCAAGCCTTCGGCAAGACCTCGGTGGTGGTGGTTGACACCTTCGCCCAGGTCATGTCCGGTGCAAACGAGAACGCCGGCGAGGACGTGGGCAAGGCGCTGGAACACTGCCGGCAAATTCACAAGTACACAGGGGCGCTGGTCGTCCTGATCCACCACTCCGGCAAGGACAGTTCCAAGGGCGCCCGTGGTTGGTCCGGCCTCCGGGCGGCGGCGGATGCTGAGATCGAGATCACGCGCAACGAGGATGCCGCACTGGTCACGAAGATGAAGGACGGGGCGGACGGGGCGGCATTTGGCTTCAAGCTGGTGACGGTAAAGGTGTGCGAGGACGAGGATAAAGAGGACATCACAAGCTGCGTAGTGGAGGAGTCTAAGAAAGATTCAAGTGATAAGGTGAAGACGACGAAAGGTTCGGCGGCGAGCGTTGAGAAGAGGGTGCTGGATTGTCTTGAGGGAACCACAGACCTCGGCGAGGAGCGGATGGCGTACACGGACTTGCTCGCTAAAGTTAAGGCCGATATGGTCCCCCCTGCGGAGGGGAAGAGGGACACACGGGACGGGGATGTGAAAAAAGCGGTAGAGGCTCTCCAGGATAAAAAATCCCTTGTCTTGTGCAACGGGTTCGTTTCCCTGCCTATCGATGACACCAGCTGATAGGAAAAGTAGGTAGTTTTCCCACCTAGCCCGCCTCCTACCAGACAGCGGGCTAGAAGTACGCTTAAGGTAAAGGGGTGAAGCCTTCCAGCTTTTTACGCTCAAGCCATTCACGGCACTTAGCCCACGATATCCTTGTGGAGACGTTACCTATTGAATCCACAGAGTTAGGAAGGCCTGTAGCGTAAAGCTCTTTCCACAGGCGGTCGTCAGGGGCCTTTGTTTCTCGTCGTAGCCACTCCTTAAAGGCGGCGCTATCCTCGTTGTTGATTGCTGTCCTGGCAGATCGGACAACCCCTTCTATCTGCCATGAGTCTAACTTCCCCGACGGCCTCCAATTACCACGGGCGGTAGGGTAGGCAGCAAGCACCCGGTCAAGGATATAAAGCTCCCCATTAGGGTCGCCATCGCGCGCAAACCAGCGCACGAAGTACTCCTTGGCTTCTTCGAGTTCAGTGCTGTCAGCCCCCACCTGCTTTGGCTCCTCCTCCTCCTTCGCGGCGGTCGCTTCTTCGATTTCCTCCGCGAGGGGTATGTCTTCGCGGAGGATACCCGCGAGCGTCAAAAGTTGGCTGAACTTCTCGGCGGGCATGGTGCTGTGACCATGTTCCCACGAAGAAAGCGTCTGGCGGGATACCTGGAGCTTTTCAGCAGCCTGGGCCTGCTTCCAGCCTTTTTGTTCACGAACCCAGATTAGTTCTTTATTGGTGGGCATGTTGAATCTCCTTAATAAGTGCTGCAGTTTGGGCGAGGTGCTTTTCTACCCTTGTCAGAAGTGAGTCTTCTTCCTTCGCAGCAAGGTTCTTTTTCAGAAAACCCATCTTGCGAGCAGGGATAGGGAGCCTCCCACATTCCCAGCCGTTAAACGTCTCGCGTGAGACGGACACCAGTTTAGCCATCTCGGCTTGCGTCATGTTGTGCTGCGAGCGAAGCTCCTTCAGCTCGTCTTTCGATGCGTGGGTCGCCATTTTCAAGCCTTCCTTTCTGCTAAATTTAGCCTGTGGATAACTCTGTGGATAACTCTGTAAGTCATTGATTCTTTCACTTTACATTTTGGTACTTATCCACAGGCAAGGTAAAGGTAAAGGTAAAGGTAAAGAACGCAACTTTACATGTCAAGTTTAACACATAAACAGGGTAAGTTCAACACTTTACAAGTTGTAAATTTGACATGCGAGAAATGTAAAGTGGAATGGTGGGAGGACGGTAGTCCCCCATCCATTTCAATTTACATACGAGTCAACGCATTTTGGAGTACAATTCGAACCCTGAAAAGCGCTCGGGAAAGACCACAAAGATGCAAGTGTCATTCTACTGCAACCACTGCCATCGGCACCTCCGCTCGGGGGATCATTCCGAATGTCGAAAAGCGCTACGGGCAGCAAGGAAGGTTCCTACCGAGGCGACAAGGTTATCCAACGGAAAGCGCACCCGCTACGCCAACGGCGACATGGTTGAAGTGCTTGCCAAGGCGGAAAAGGTCGAGTAGTATTCGCGCGTACAGTGTTTACCCTATGCGGAGACTACGGCTATGCCCTACAACGAATCACAGAGGCGACTCTTTCGCGCTGCCGCGCACAATCCTGACATCGCCAAAAAGCACAAGATGACCAAGAAGCAAGCTCGCCACATGATGAATGAGGGCGAGAAGCATTCTGTCAGGCAGTCGGGTAAGTCCGGGTACTAGGCGATGGCCATCACCGGGGGTGTCAATTACGCATTACTCGAAGCCGACTGGAAAGCCGGCTTGAAGTCTGTACCTCAGATGGCTGCAGACTACGAGCTTCTGACTGGCGACAGCGTTACCCACGCAGCGATCAACAAGCACTTCAAGAAGCTCGGCACCCCTCGCGACAAGGCCGCGCGCATTCGCGCCCGGATCGAGGAACTGGTGTCAGTCCCTATCGAGGTGTCAAAAGCGGTGTCAGCTGGCATCGAAATTGCCGACGAAGCCATAGTTGAGGCCGCCGCCGTCAAAGGAACAGAAATTATTTTGTCTCACCAACGCGAGATCACGCGCTACCGCACGCTGGCTCAGAAACTCATGGCCGAGATCGAGACGACGAGTGATAACCTTGAAGCCTTCACGACCCTCGGCGAAGTCTTGCGCGGCGATAATGATCGGGGTGTGGACAAGCTGAACGACGCCTACAAGAAAGTGATCGACCTGCCTGGACGAGTGGACAGCTTCAAGAAGTTGGCCGAAGTCTTGAAGGTTCTGATCGGTTTGGAGCGTCAGGCATTCGGCATGGCCGACAATTCCGAAGGCGGAAAGAATGCGCCGCCCGCACCCACGCCTCAAGGCGGGACCAGTGACATCAATGACGCCGCAAGACGTATCGCGTATCTGTTTATGAATGCAACCCACAAGGAGAAGTAGCCATGACATCTGTAAAGCAAGCGAACGAGTCGTACGAGTACGGGGGCCACGACTACGAGACGGTGGCCGTGAGCCAGACGGATCAGGTGCTGGGCGGCGTAGGGGCGAAGGGTGACTTCCTCACTCGCCTGATCCTGAACAACATCACGGTGGCCACCGCTGACGTAACGCTGACCGATGGTGCCACAGCCATCGTCATCCAGACAGGGGCGTCTGCGCCACTCGGCCCCGTCGTGGTCGAGATCGGTGCTCGCGCAGTCACCGGCCCGTGGAAAGTCACGACTGGTGCAGGTGTTACGGTGGTCGCGGTAGGGCAGTTCTCGGCGTAGTGAGTTGTGCGCGAGATCGCTCAGGTGCTTGCGATACTGGCGATGTTGAGTGTGGCTATGTGCGCGTCGAGGAGCCAAGATGTCGCTGTTGTAACAGGGGTGCAGCAAACCATGCCGCCCCTCAAGCGTAGAGTTCACGCCCAGTGCGTGAAGATTCAGGTTAAAGCGAAGCTGCCCGCTCACGTTTATGACAGGGTAACCAACGGATAGGAGGACGCCATGCCCAAGTGCAAGCACCCCAAGCCGCCGAAGAAGTAGCACCTCCACCGGGTAGGCCCACCCGGTAAGCAATCCGGTCCTTGTGGCCGGGCATAATCAGCAAAGGAGAATCACCATGGCTTCTACCGTTAAAGTCCTCACCTCGCTGCACGGGCGCTTGCTTGGCCTGTCGGCAACCAAGCGTCTGATCGCGTTTGGTCGTACAGTTGTCGCATCTACCGACGAGGGCACCGTCATCCGCACCCAGGCCGCACATAGTTCACTAAACGCAACCGGTGAATTGATTTCGGCGCTCATCAAAGGCGGCATCGTCCTGAGTTCCACCGCAGCTGCTGTAGCTGGCACCCTCCCGACTGGCGCGGTGCTGGACGCTACGTTCGCAGGCAGTGATGCCTTATTGGTTGGCGAAGGCTTCGAGTGGTCTGTCATCAACACGGGGGCAGTAAATGCCTTCACAGTCACCGCTGCGGCAACAGGCCACACCGTTGCCGGCGCTGGAGTGATGGTTGTGCTGGCACTCACCTCGGCGCGCTTCTTCACCCGCAAGACCGCAGCTGAGACGTTCCTGACCTACCGCTTGTCGTAATGTTTTTGGCCCTCTTCGGAGGGCCAAGTTGTAGGTACTTATCACTGAGCGCCTACAACTTGGAGGGAACATGCAAAGCCCGAGGGTAACAAAGGCGGCAAACTACCAGCTGGACTACTACTACGCCATCGCTCGTGGCTTCGTACCTTTGCCTCCGCTCGCCGACGGGACAGAGCAATTCAGTAACTCGGCAGTGCCTGGGGCTATGCCTTTCAATGGCATTGGGGAGAGGGTTACTGCTGGCCCGGTGGTTAATGGGATGGTGTGGCCCAACGGCGCAGTGTACGTCCCACCCATAGCCGGTGTGCAACCCTCTATTGCAAGTTCGTCGATCAACGACACAGCAGCCGGCACGGGAATTCGTACCATGGACGTGCACTACCTTGATGGCTCGCTGATCCCGAAGGTTGAGACGCTTACCTTGAATGGCGTCACCCTCGTGCCTATGGTGGCTACCGATGTGCGCTGGATACAGAAGCTGCACGCGCGCACGGTAGGTTCGGGCGGCGGTGCCGCGGGGAACATCACAGCGGCCTTTGGGGCTAGCACATTGCAGTACCTTCAGCTGGGGGATATCAAGAGCAGATCGAGCATGCTTAGGGTGCCAAGAGGCAAGGTGGCTTTCGTCCACGACGCTATCGGGGGCGCCGTTAGTGGCACTGCCGCCGCCCAGGTACACATCGAACTCGTTGCCACGGAGGAAGATGAGCACCAATTTGCTGAGCAGGGCCTGTTCTTTCCGAAGGCCGAGATCGCTTTTCAAGACAGCACCGCAGGATTCCCGATGCACCTTTTGAAGTTCAAAGAGGGCACGATCATCGGCATGACTTTCACCTGCGACAAAGCCGTGTTGGTAACGGGCACATGGTTCGGCTGGGTGGAGGATGTATGACAACGATTGCTGAAGTGTTGGCTTACTGGGCGTTGCTCTCTTTGTTCTTGCTGTACTCGACGTGGGTGCACTTTGCGGCAGTCATGCGCATGCGCGCGCTGCGCGACTCCGGTGGGATTAGTAGGGACAAGGATCGAACGCTCTGGGCGTGCGGCAGTCTCATGCTGGCTATCGGGCTGACGCTCGATGTTCTGGTGCAGGTAGTCGTGATGTCCCCTGTTATGTTGGAACTGCCTAGAGAGTGGTTGACGACCACTAGGCTGATCCGGTGGAACAGGTCGAAGAGTACAAGCTGGTGGACACGCAACGTGCGCAAGCCGATGGTGAATCTGGGCAAGGTGTTGCTGGACAAGGTGGACACCGACGGCGTGCATATTCAGTGAGGAGACGAAATGACATCAATTGCGTATGACGGAAAGACACTCGCGACGGACTCGCGGATTGCGGCAGGCAGCACCGTCTTCGGTACGGGCGCGAAGATTTTCAAGCTGAAAGATGGCAGCCATGTAGCCTTTTGTGGCCGGGCGTCGCTATGGCCCGAGGTAGTAGCTTGGTTAAATGGGGGCGACAAGCCAGTGATCACCGACAGAGAGGAAGACGGTGTATCCGCGCTGGTGGTAGACAAGAAGGGCAAGGCCTACGAGATTGACTCCGACCTGCGCCCGTTCCCTGCGTGTGTGCCTTGGGCAGGGGGTAGTGGGCAGTCTTTCGCGCTGGCGGCGCTGACTCTGGGGTTCACCGCGGAAGAAGCGGTAGAACTGGCGTGCAAGCTCGATACCGCGTCGGGCCTGCCTATTCAATCGGTGAGGATATGCAAGTAGATGACATCATCGCCAAGTTAACCGCGATGCCCGTGGCGGCGCAGAAGGAAGCGTGTGCGCACGCGCTGGAGGCAACGAAGGCTATGGTCTTCATTCCCTCACCGGGTCCCCAGTTCGAGGCGTATGTCAGCGAGGCGGACGTGCTGTTGTTTGGTGGCTCCCCTGGCGGCGGCAAGACCGCGCTTGAAGTCGGCCTGGCGCTGAATCAGCACCACCGAACACTGATCGTGCGGAAGAACTTCGTTGACCTGGGTGGCGTGTTACATACGCTCGACAACATCGTCGGCAAGGAGGGCGCAGCCACTGGAGGCAACCGACCCGTGTACCGAAAGCCCGAAGGGGGCATCATCGAATTCATGGGGCTGGGCGAGAACATCGACTCGAAGCAGGGCAACCCGCACGACTTGATCTGCGTAGACGAGGCCGCCATCGACTCGAAGCAGGGCAACCCGCACGACTTGATCTGCGTAGACGAGGCCGCCCAGGTCCCCGAGTACCAGGTGCGAATGCTTATGGGCTGGATGCGCACGGACATCAAAGGGCAGCGCTGCCGGATGGTACTTGGAAGCAACCCGCCGCTGAACTCCACAGGCGACTGGCTGATAACCTACTTCGCGCCATGGCTCGACCCCCACCACCCACGCCCCGCGCAGGAGGGTGAGCTTCGCTACTTCTTGCCCGACCCCGAGGGCGGAGAAGATGTCGAGCGCGGGAAGGACGACGTTGTGATGCTTCACGGGGTCAAGGTGCCGGCGCAGAGTCGCACCTTTATCTCGTCAAAATTCACGGACAATCCGTTCTACGACAAAGAGCAGTACGCGAAGTCGCTAGCCGGGCTGCCTATCGAAGCGCGCGAGATTCTGGTCTCGGGCAACTTTCTGACCGACCGTTCGGACGATGCCTTCCAGACGATCCCTACGGCGTGGATCAAGGAGGCACAAGCGAGGTGGACCCCGGTGGTACCCTTGGGCGTTCCGCTGTGCGCTATCGGAGCCGACGTAGCTCAGGGCGGCACCGACCGCTCCGTGCTGGCCAAGCGCCACGACGGTTACTATGCGAGGCTGGAAGTCAAGCCGGGCAAGGACACCCCAGACGGGAAGACCTATGGTGGGTGGGTGATAGCGAACAGGCGCAACAACGCGAAGGTCGTCATAGACATCGGAGGCGGCTGGGGAGGCGATGCCTACGCCCACTTGCGCGAGAACGGGGTTGACGCTGTAGGCTACATGGGGGTGAAGGTCACGATGGCCAAGACGGTAGACAACCTGCTGGGCTTCACGAACGTCCGGTCTATGGCCTACTGGCGCTTCCGGGAAGGACTCGACCCGTCGCAACCTGGGGGGTCGAGGATCGCGCTACCACCTGACCCCGAAATGGTGGCTGACTTATGCGCGCCTACCTACGAGGTGGTGTCTTCGGGTAAGAAGGGGGCGCTCATTAAAATCGAGTCGAAAGAGGATGTTTGTGATAGACTTAAACGAAGCACAGATAAAGGTGACGCCGTTGTGATGGCGTGGACCGACGGGTTGAAGTTGGTAAACCTGCAGGGCGGCGACTGGGGCAGTGGGGGTAAACGCAAGCCCCAAGTGATAATGCGGAGGAGATAACCATGAGCGGATTTAGGGGTTCTGTGTCAAGGCAGTATGGCCGCGCCGGCGGGCTTGGCGGCGTCGTTTCGCCGGAATACGGCACGCTTAACGTAATGCAGGAAGGTATCGGGGCGATTAGGGGGATGGGCGATGCTGGTCCCGCCGCTGCGCCCGCCCCCGTCGAAATGCCCACCATCGACGCAGAGACGGTACGACGCGCACGGTTGCGCGCCCAGCGACGCATGGTGGCGCAGAATCAAGGGCGTGAGAGCACGGTACTTGGCGGGGCAAACAGCACACTCGGGGGCGCATAATGGGCGCTCTCTACCGCATCGACTTTCCGAACGGGAGGGCCTACATCGGGATCACCGTGAAGACGGCGGAAGATCGCTTCGCGGAGCATTTTAAAACATCGGCGAGGGGGTCACCGCACGCCGTACACCGCGCACTACGCAAGTACGGCGCTGCGGCCGAGGTAGAAACGCTGGTCATCGCTTCTGATTGGCCCTACCTTTGCGCGCTGGAACAACGCGCGATTACCGTCTACGGAACGCTTGGTGAAGGTGGGTACAACATGACGCTGGGGGGCGAAGGCGTTATGCAAAGGCGGAAGCACACCCCTGGGGCTAGGGCGCGCATGTCAGCCGCCAAAGCTGGGAGGAAGCAGTCCCTGGCAGCATGTGCAATAAAGAGCAGAGCAATGCAGGGCAACAAACGCAGCGCAGGAAAGCACGCCTCGGAGAGTACAAAGGCAAAAATGGCTAGGTCCCAGGTAGTGAGAGCGGTAGCTAATCCTAGAAGCAGTTCTGGTGTGACCGGCGTTTCGTGGTGCCCAAGCACAGGCCGGTGGAGGGCTATGATGCGAGGTACAACCATCGGTAGGTTTGACACAGTACAAGCCGCCGCGTTAGCGAGAAGTCAGGCAGAGAAGGAGGCGTACCATGTCTAGCGACCTTGAGCAGTTAATTTCTAAGGGTGAACATCTTTTTGGGAAAAGGGGAAGCCTTATGAGCCTCTTCCAGACCATCGCGGACAACTTCTACCCTGAGCGTGCCGACTTCACGACAGTGCGCAACTTGGGCGAAGAGTTCGCATCAAACCTCTACACCAGCTACCCAATCCTTGCACGCCGCGATCTCGGCAACGCCATCGGCTCTATGCTGCGGCCAAGCAGCAAGAAGTGGTTCCATGTTCAGACAGCCAATTACGACAGGCTCGATCAAGCGAGCAAGGCATGGTTGGAAGCTGCGAGCAACCGCATGCGCCGCGCGATGCACGATAGGAAGACGCAGTTTGCTCGGGCAACCAAGGAAGGCGATCACGACTTCGCCGCCTTCGGGCAAGCGGTGCTGCAGGTGTCCACGAACATGGATGCCAGTGGGATGTTGTATCGCTGCTGGCATCTGCGCGATGTTGCCTGGGTGGAGAATGCCGACGGCATCGCCGATACCGTGTTTCGCAAGTGGAAGCCTACGGCCATCGAGTTAAAAACACTCTTTCCCAACACGATCCACCGAGACGTTGCGCAGTGCGTGGCGAAGGAGCCGTACAGAGAGTTCAATGTGCAGCATTGCATCCTACCATCCGAGAGCTATGTCGGCGAGAAGAAGCAGAAAACCCCCTATGTGTCGGTCTACTACGACGTTGACCACAAGCATCTGCTGGAAGAAAGGGGCCTGCTGGAACAAGAGTACATCATCCCTCGGTGGAGCACGGTATCTGGCAGTCAGTATGCGTATTCGCCGGCCACTGTGGCGGCACTACCCGACTCGCGGCTGATCCAGGCGATGACGCGCACCCTGCTCGAAGCCGGCGAGAAGGCGGTCACTCCGCCGATGATCGCCGTCGAAGAAGCGATTCGAGGGGACGTGGCGGTCTACGCTGGGGGGATTACCTACGTTGACTCCGTTTACGATGAGCGCTTGGGCGAAGTGCTGCGACCTATCACCCAAGACCAGCGCGGCATCCCCAACGGGATGAACATGCAGGGTGAGATCAGGGGCATGATCGCCGAGGCGTTCTTCCTGAACAAGCTAGCCCTGCCGTCGCCGGGGCAGGACATGACGGCATTCGAAGTAGGCCAGCGGGTGCAGGAATACATCCGGCAGGCGCTGCCCCTGTTCGAGCCAATGGAATCGGAGTACAATCACCCGCTCTGCGACAAGACGTTCGACATTATGATGCGGCGCGGTGCCTTTGGCTCGCAATTCGACATACCCGCGGGGCTGCGTGGTGCCGAGATCGAATTCCTGTTCGAGTCCCCGCTGCACGATGCGGTAGAGCGCGAGAAGGGCCAACGGTTTTTGGAGGCAAATAGCATGCTGGCACAGGCGGTACAACTTGACCCCACCGCTGCGGATATTCTGGATTCCTCCACGGCTCTGCGCGATGTGCTCGAAGGCATCGGCGTGCCGGCTAAGTGGACTCGCAGCCAGGAGCAGGTCGCAAGTATGGCAGCCAAGCGCATGCAGGATCAACGCACGGCGGAGACGCTGGCGCAGATGCAAGCGGGTGCGAACGTAGCGAAAACGCTGGGCGAAGCTGGGCGGATTGCCCCTCCGGGGGCGCTGGAAGGTGCCGCTGCAGCGCTGGGGGTGGGCTAAATGGCGGTCAAGAAGGTATCTCTTCCAGTTGAGGAACCCGCGAAGTATGCGAAAGCGGATGTTGCCGCGCTGCAGGCGCTCGTAGCGGGCGTAGCCACCGCTGACCAACAGCAGCGCGCTCTGAACTGGATCATCTACGAGGCCTGCGGTACCTACGAGTTGGATTACCGCCCAGACCCGCGCGACCACGCCTTTGTTTCCGGTAAGCGCCGGGTGGGCCTCCAGATTATTTCGCTCATAAAAATGAAGCTGGGCCTACTGCCCGCTGACAAGAATTGATTTTTCAACCAGTGAAGGAGAAGCACCATGCCTGACGTTACCCCGGCTCCCGGCCCGTCTATCGTAGTTGACCCTGCTGCACCTGCTGCACCTGCTGCACCTGCTGCACCTGCTGCACCTGCTGCACCTGCTGCACCTGCTGCACCTGCTGCACCTGCTGCACCTGCTGCACCTGCTGCACCCGCTGGCGATCCACCCCCGAAAGACTGGGCGGCCATCCGTACTGAGATCGCTGGTGAAGACGAGAAGCTGCTGAAGCGTTTGTCCCGCTATGGTTCGGTCAAGGACGTGGCCGATGCACTGATCGCCGCGCAGAACAAGATTGCCAGCGGAACGCTGAAGTCTGCCTTACCGGCAGACCCGACGCCCGAGCAGCTGGTTGAATGGCGCGCAGAGAACGGCATCCCCGAGTCCGCGGACAAGTACGACACCACGCTGCCTGACGGTATGGTTGTGGGAGAGTTTGACAAGCCGGTGGTGGATGCTTTCGCCAAGACAGCCCACGAGTTGAACCTGACCCCCGCGCAAGTGAAGAACACGCTGGCATGGTATTTCAATAATCAGGAGCAGCAGGTGACCGAGTTGCGCCAAGCGGACGCAGCGTTCACGAGCGAGTCCAACGAGAAGATGCGGGAAGAGTGGGGCAGCGAGTACAAGCTGAACATGAACCTGATCGACGGCTTGCTCACGCAGATTCCTGAAGACGGTAAGGCGCTCATCATGGGTGCCCGGCTGGCCGACGGAACACCGCTCGGAAGCAATCCAAAAATCCAGCGCTGGCTTGCCAACTTGGCGCGCGAGGTCAACCCCACAGCTACCGTCGTACCTGGTTCGGGCACCAACGCCGCACAAGCCATTGAGTCTGAATTGACCAACATCACGAAGCTCATGGGCGACCGCAATTCCGAGTACTGGAAAGGTCCGAACGCCGAGAAGATGCAAACCCGGTATCGCGATCTGGTGGACGTGCAAGCAAAGTTGAAAAAGTAGTTGACAAGGCTGTTCACTTCGAATAGCTTTGGCTTCATTGGTAGAGGAAGGAAACGTCGCTGATCCTGAGTCAGGCGGACGTTTCCCTCCAAAGCCACCCGACAAGTAAGGCCCCGTTGGCCTAGTTGCTGATCCGAAAGGGCACCCAGCGACGACAGCAAGATGGATACCCCAAGCTGCGGATAGAGAAACTTTTTATCTTCACATTGAGGAGAACCCATCATGTCTGACCACGCTTTCCAAACGCA